CCCGCCGATCAAATTGGAGTTTTTGGTTATGGTATATCTCAATGGGGTGGAACTGTTTCAGCCCCACAAACTACAACATTAAACGGATCACTAAGTGCTAATGCATTTGGTACAGGTGGATCCGGAACAGATATTACGTTAACTAGTACAACAGGTTTTCCAACTACTGGTACAAATTTTATTCGAGTTGGAACAGAAGACATTTCTTACACGGGTGTAGCAGGAAATAATTTAACTGGTATTACTAGAAATGTTAACGGAACTACAAACGCTTCTCATTCTAGTGGAGATACAGTTACAAACATTAGTAGTTTTTCAGGATGGGGTCAAGCAGCTGCTACTACTGATTCTGTTGCAGAACCGGGACTATGGGCGTTAGATAATTTAGGAAGTACACTTATTGCTTTAATTTTTAATGGTGAATGTTTTCAATGGGATTCTGATTTAAACAATGCTGTAACAACACGAGCTACAATTATATCAGGTGCGCCAACAGCTTCACGTGATATGATAGTATCTACTCCCGATCGTCACTTAGTGTTTTTTGGAACAGAAACAACTATTGGTGATAAATCAACTCAAGATGATATGTTTATAAGATTTTCTTCTCAAGAAGATATTACAGATTACACACCTACAGCTGAGAATAGTGCTGGTACACAAAGACTGGCCGCCGGATCACGGATCATGGGAGCTGAACTTGGTAGAAATGCAATTTATGTTTGGAGTGACACTGCTTTATTTACTATGCGTTTTGTTGGAACTCCTTTTACATTTGCTTTTGAACAAGCTGGTACTAACTGTGGATTGATAGGAATGAATGCAGCTGTTGAAGTTGATGGCGCTGCATATTGGATGTCCGACAATGGATTTTTTAGGTACACAGGTAAACTAGAATCAATGGATTGTTTGGTAGAAGATTATGTTTATGACAATCTTAACACTACATCTAATCAATTTGTATACGCTGGAATTAATAATTTGTTTGGTGAAGTTACTTGGTTCTATCCAGAAGCCGACTCTAATGTAAACACTCAATCAGTTACATATAGTTATCTAGATTCTACCGCTAAAAGACCTATATGGTTTGTTAATGCAAGTCCTTTATTTATTAGAACTACATGGCAAGATTCTGCTGTATTTGGTTTACCTCATGCAACACAATATGATGCAGGCACAGATACTTCTTTTGACGTAACAGGAAACACAGAAGGAGTTTCATATTACTACGAACATGAAACAGGTGTCAATCAAGTAAGATCAGGAGTTACTACAGCTATACCGGCTAACATTACTTCTGGAGATTATGATATTACACAAAAAGTTGTAAGAGGAGCAGCAACTAATTTAGGTGACCTTAGAGGTGATGGTGAAAATATTATGAGAGTCAGTAGAATTATACCAGATTTTATAGCACAACAAGGAAACGCTATTGTACAATTAGATTTAAGAAATTATCCAAACGATGCAGCTGCAAGCTCATCGTTGGGTCCGTTTACAGTATCTTCTACAACAGATAAAGTAGACACACGTGCTAGAGGTAGAGCTATAGCTCTTACAATATCTAATACGGCAGTAGATACCAGTTGGAAACTAGGAACCTTTAGGTTAGATATACAAACTGGAGGAAGACGATAATGTCAATTACAAGATTACAACAAGCTAGACAGATGTATGCAATGGGCCAAAGAGTTAGGTTTAGAGGTGGTGGAATGGATATGGGTAATGAATCCAACCAAGCACAAAGTGCTTCTATGGGAAATAGTACTTCTAGTAATTCTTCTAATGATAATAGTAATGATAATAGTAATGACGGACCTAGAGGTCCTCAGGAACTAGGTACTTCAACTAGAACAGTTGATAGAATCACAGCGCCAGAAGCTTATGAAATGATTGGTGGTAAAAAATTTGATGTAACACCAGACACAAGGGATGACAGAAAAAGAGCAAGGGTTAAACAATCAATACTAGACGCACCTATTCCAAATATAACAGATAAAGGTATAAGTTTTTTTAAAGACGGAAATTTATTAACTAATTCTTTTATGCCTGGTAATAATCCTTTGAGTAAACCAAAATTTAACATGGGAAATTTATTACTTAATGTAGGTATGTTTGCAATTAATCCTGCTTTGTATGGAAAATACAGACAAGCAAAATCTTTATACACAGGAGCAAAATACGCAACAAATCTTCTTTCGGATATTACAGGAAAAAATGTCAGTAAACCATTCGATGTTGTAGAAGATTTAACTAAAAACATAAGTCTTAAAGATAAAAATGTTATAGAGTTTTTTAAAGATTCTTTAACAAGTAATTTAACTTCTAAACCTAAACGTAAACCTGTTATTAATACAAATACAAGCAATGATGGAGATGGAATAAATTCACTAGAAAATGCAAATGCATTGCAAGATGAATACACAATGTTATTGCAAAAATTACAAACAGGAAATATTACTGATACAGAACGAACAAGATATACTATGTTAAAAAATATGTTAGGAATATAATGGCTAAGATAGTACAATCATTAACTAGAGCAAGTTCAGAATATGAGGAAGATGTGGCACAGTCTTTAGTTAGAGATTTAGATGCAGTTCTTGAGAAACTTAACACAACATTTCAGGAAGAATTAAAACAGGAGATAGAAGCTAGAAGCTTCTTTTTAGATTAATGGCAGTAGTAAACCAGTATAAATTTGTAGGTATAGATAACAGTACAAGTGGTGCCGCTCTGACACCTTTGGGTGCTAGTATTCCTGCAGTCAATGAAACTATTGTTATTAAATCTATACTTGTTACAGCAGCTGGCACACCTACGGTGACTGTTACAAACAACAGTATTACAGCTATTAAATCAGCAGCATTAACAGCAAATGTTACAACAGAATTATTAACTCAACCGCTAATAGTAGAGGGTGGTAAAGCCTTTACAGTGCAATCAAGCAGCTCAGATTCGTTTGATGTAGCTATTAGCTATCTAAATATTAAGAAAGAGGTAACAACATAATGAAAGTATATGATGCTAAAGTAGAAGAAACTTACAGACACAAGGAAACTGGAGAGATTTTTAAGACAAGAAAAGACTGGGAAGCTAAGGGTTATAAGAATGAAGACATGGCACAAGATGTAAAAGTTATCATGCCAACTCTTGATTTAGTAGGAAAAACAAAGTAAACTAACAAAACCATGGGAATAGAAGATATACAAATTTCAGAAGAACTAGAGACTAACGCACCATCTATAAAGTATAGTGGTAATGAAGGTCCTAAATCTCCTCAACAAATGCAAGAAATGATGGTGGCTCAACTAGAAGAAGAGTACTCTAAGTATCTTGACGACATGATGGAACAAGGATTAGATCCTATGTCCTTTGAAGAATTTTTACAACAAGCTCTAACTGAAGGTGACATGGCTGGTGGCAATCCATTACCAAACGATCCTACAAAACCAGTTAATCCTTTTGCACCTAAACCTACAGGACCAACTTTACCTAACAGACAGATGGCAGCGTATGGTGGTATCATGGGTCTAGATGGTAGAAAACAATATGGTATAGGATCATGGTTCCAGGAAAACATTATGGACCCAATTAAAGGAAGTAAATTAGGAAAAGCAGCTACTGTTGCTGCAGCTACATATTTAGGAAATAAATATCTTCCTAAAAAATATGGTGGAGGAAAACTAGATGATTTTTTTAAAGTTATTGGCGATACTGTTTCAACAGGAACAGAAAAAGTAACCGATCTTTTAGGAAAAAAAGTAGATAAAGATGATCCAGATTCTAAAACCTATGGTGGAACAATTTTAAGTGCAATAGGTAAAAACATTATACCAATAGCAGGTGGTCTTACAGCAGGATTGTTTACTAAGAATTCAGAATCTAACACACCAGGTTTACCTAATGACAACACAGCATTACAACTAGCAGACCTTAAAAAATCTGCAAACTTACTAGATCAGAAACAAGGACTAGCAGCAGGGTTAAATTTTTTACCAACAGTTGCATCAAGAAAATATTCACCAGAAGAAATGGCAGTTACATATGCAAACGCAGCTAACGGTGGGAGAATAGGATATCAAAATGCAGGTCCTGTTCTTGATGAACAAACAACACAAATGATTTTAGATATGCATGGAAGAGGTATGGATATAGATA